TTCTTAATGGTTCCCAAAACCTCGTCGTCGTTAAGAATACGGACTTCTCCGCCTTCTATTGGTAAACGTGATCCTGCGTATCTTGCAAAGATCACCCAATCTCCTTCTTTACACCAAGGACCGGTTTCAAATTTATCTTTATCCTTGTATGCAAGTGGACCCATTTTAATAACGTAACCACAGTTAACTGCGATTCGTAATCGGTCCAATGATTCTTGTGCTATAATAATTCCACCTTGTGTTTTTTCTTTTGGAGTAAACGGTAATACGAGTAATCTCCAACCCGATGGATTTGGTAATTCATCTTTAATATCTTGAACATTAGTTTCATCAACTTTCTTTGCTGTTGATCCCATGTCTTTGTACTTTTCTTCTAGCGCCATTCTAGTCTTCGGAACTTCCGCTGAAGTCGACATCGATGACGTTGTCTCTGCTTTGCTCATCTTCTTTTTTCTCCTTTTTATCTTCTGTTTCATTTAAAATATCAGTCAATGCGGTATCGATTGACTGATAAGCATGTGCTTGGCCCAACATGTATTTATATTGATCCATGTTAGTACAACCACCAGCAATCATAGTGTCACCTATGGATTGGTAGTTATCTTTGAGTTCTCTTCTAAGTTTGTGAACGAGTGTTTCTAATGTTAGCATTTCCACCTTCTACGTGCCTGACGGATACGAGAATTTGGATCATTACGAGTTTTTGCTGATGCTCTTTTGAGTTGCCCTAGTGAACGTGCGCAGTATGATTTTCTGCGTTTGGCAGCTTTTGATCCAGGTTTCACTTTACCTGTCACGGCTGTTTTTAGTTTGGAGCCGGGATTCTCTCTTCTATAGCGTTCGACACCGGCTCGTGTCATGCCTGCGCCCGACTTTGTCGGACGAAAATATTTTTTAGTTTTAGGTGGTTGTTTATCTTTACCCATTTTTTCCACCAGGTCCCATTGGTTTTTCAATAAGACCACCTTTTTTCTTTCCTCTATCCTTTAAAGTATCTTTAATTAAAGCTTCAACAGGATCAGGTAAACTTTCATTTAATAAACTTTTTAATTTTGAAGAAGACATTCCTCCAACTATTTTTTCAAAGTCAGGTAATTTAATTATTCCAACTCCTGGTATGTCGTATGTTTTTCCCATTATTTCTTTTTACTTCTTTTTGTAAATGTTGCAACGTTTTTTGGTTTAGGGCCAGTGTTCGACGCTTGGCGCTTTCGTTTGACCGCAGAAGCCTTTTGTGAAGCACTCATGGAGCGAGCTTTTGCAAGTGGGACACACTTTGGATATTTCCTCTTGCTCCCTTTTGATCTGCCGCAAGGTTGATACTTGCCGTCCTTCTTCGGAGCTCCTATGTCGACCCATTTTTCTTTTACCCATTTTCTCAGTCCACCTTCTTTAGACATATAAAGTTTTCTTTCTGCGTTTTACTTTACCGCAACCTGTTGCGATTTTACGCTTTCCTGCTTTTACGCTTTTTTGTTTTGTTTTTCTTTTTACCACCTGGTGTTACCTTTCCGGAACAAACAGCTGATGCGTACATGTTTGCGTACGCTGAAGGATAAACCTTAAACTTTCTTTTAGCTGCTGCTTTTCCTCTTGGACAAAGTTTAGCCATATTAAACTTTCTTTGCTAATTTTTTATTTATTTTTCTTTGAACCTTTTCAGGTAATTTAGAAAAACCTTTTAGTTTATTAGGAACTGGTTTTGAACCGTTTTTAAAACCGGGTCTTCTTGAATTTTTATTTATTCGTTCTTCTGTGATTTTTTCTTTACGTGATTTACCTGAGTTTATCCCTTTATCTTTTATTTTAGTTGATTGTGCTTTTGTTGGTCCTCTTCCTGGCATTATTTTTTCTCCTTTTTACAATTGCATTCATGATCACACATACAAGGTGTGATTCCAAGAATCTTACATACTAATTCACATACTTTGTTTTTAATTTTTTTAAACATATTCTCTCCTTATTTTCTTTTTATCAAATCTGTTGCTTTAAGTCCATAGACGCTGGCAATAACTCCTACAAAAATCGTTTGGTACCAAAAAGGTAAATCTGAGAAGTATTCGAAAAACAATTTCATCTTGTCCATTGCTGACGGATCCTCTGACCAGACTGCCCAGGCCAACATAACAATAGGCGCGGACAATAAAATCAAAATAAATTCGTCTTTCCAGTCCGATTGCCTTGCTTCTAATAATTTGCCTTGATATTCAGCTTCACCACTCGCCATTTTTTGAGCATGACGCATTTGTGCATCAGACATCAACATTTTTGTCTGTTGCCTGTTTTTATAAATATGTGAGCCAGCTTGAACGGCTAATTTGATAGCACTAAGCCACATATTAGTACCACTTAGCTGATCTTTTTTTCTCTTTTAAGATGTTTCCTTGACCCTGAACTTCTTGTTCTTGAGTTTCTGCAGGATTTGACATCTCAACATCGATTCCACCTTTTTTGTAACCGTCTTTATCGGTGAACATTGCGAAATCTATGTTCTTTTTATTTTTTTCTGCCATTTTTTCTCCTCTTTTTTGACATTCCCGCTTCTGAAAGCGCGATTGCAATTGCTTGTTTTCTATTTTTAACCTTTTTTTTCGATTTTCCAATATTTAATTCACCTTTTTTGTATTCTTTCATGACTTTTTTAACTTTATCTTGTTTTTTTCCCATTATTGTCCTCTTTTTCTAATCATTGAATCTGCTGAAGGCATTGCTTTTGACAAAATTGTCTTTTCAATCGATGTGTCAGCTCTTAAATTTGCTAATCTTTCGTTTTGTTGAAGTTTTTCATCTTGATTCATTTGATTCATCAATGCTCTCATCTTATCAAGGTTGATTCTTTCCTCACCTTCTTGTTCTTTTCTTGCATTTTCTTGTGCTCGAAGATCTAATTCTCTTGCTCTTAGTTTTGCAACAGGATCATTATCAAATTGTGAAGTAATTTTTTTCTCCTCTTCCATAAATTCTTCCATTGCTTCAGCAACGAGTTGTGCTTTTCTCGCTTCAATTTTTTCCTGTAACATTCTTACTTGAATTTGCATTTGTTGAGCCATTTGTGGATTTTGCATTGACTGTTGTTGCATCATTGCAAGTTGTTGCATTTCATCTCTAAACTCAACTTCAACCTGTTCTTGACCCATAATAGAAATATGTTCAAAAATATTTTTTTCTAAACTAGCCATAATCATTGGATTATTTCTAGCTAAATTAGTTGCCATAAAATTTAAATGAGAAGTAATATGTGCTCTGTGGTCTTGACCCGGAAACGCTTGGAACGGTTTCCCTGCGAGAGCATCAATGTGCTCTAACGCAGGGTCCTTCGGTTGTGGGGGTTGTGGACGAATTAGTATTTTGTCAATATCTTTTACACCTAATGCTTCATACATATGACGATAAACTTCATATTGATTATGAATAGCTGGGTTAGATGCGGCCAGTTGCAATTCCGTTTGCGCAAGGGAGATACGCTGTGTTTGAGAAAATATATTTGGATCTGCAACTGGCAAGATATCTACTCTGTCATCAAAGTCTGATTGTTTAATCATTCTTTGACCACCAACAACATCATATGGATATTCTTGGGGTAGATAAAGTTTAAAAACTCTTGCTAATAATTTAAATTCATTTTTTAATGCTGCATAAATTCTTTTATGAATTGCAGACATGGTTCTTGATCCTCTTTCTAGCAACGCAACTGTCGTGCCCACCGCGGCTTGCTGATTCCCATCCCCAACTTGCAAGTCTGCTATGGAAGCAAATCTTTGACCTGCAGTTACTACGACACCCATAAGCTGTAAGAGAGTTTGAGAAGGCTCTTTAAATGGTAACATCATAAATGAATCTCTGATGTTTCCTCCTGGTGCATCTACATCTCTAAATTCACCGGGTTGTATAGCCTGTGCATCATCTCTAATTCTGATACCTCTTTGTTTAAATCCAGCAGGTAAATTGGATAAAGTACCTGCATCAAGTAACTGTCGTAGGGCAGATGTAGCAGTTCTAGATAAACCACCAATCATGTGTATTAGACCAAAACCATAAAAACCAAGTCCTGGTAAAAATTTAAAATGTACAAAGTATTGTACCTTTGATTTTTTAGGATCATCAATTTCGTAATTTCTTTTAATGGATAAAATTTCTCTAGAGTTTTCTTCTAACGTTACAATGTATGGAAGTTTAATTCCTGTTGGCTCACCATCGGGCCCGACATCTTCAAATCCTTCCAAATCTAAATTAACGTGACATTCTAATAAGGTAAATACATCTTCATCTCTTGCAGATTTAGATGTTCCTTCTAACTCTCGTTCTTTTTTCTCAATATCATCTTCATTGAGTTGTCCAGGTTGTAATTCAATATCACGATAGAAACCTGCAACTTGTTGTTTACGTAATTCATTTTCAGAAATTCTTACACGATGAATAATTGCTTCCGCATCATCTAATGAGGTAGCTGTATACGGAACAATTAAATCATCGGCCGGTACAAATTTAGACACGGCTCTTTGCATGACTTCATCATAATAAACTTTTTTAAATGATGAACCTGCTAAAGGTAAATAAAATAACATTTGATCAAACTCAGGTTCGTATTCTTTCATTTGATCCATGAGTTGATAATTCATAAAATCTTTTACACGGGATGCTTGTTGAGTTTTTTCTGGAGTGTTTAATCCGAGGATTTGTGTTCGAACTGGTCCATCAGCTGGGAGTAACTCTTTATATGCCAACGCCTGAAACTGAGTAACAGCTTCAGCAAGCACCGGAT